GCCGAGATTGAGGTTGAGGTTGATGCAGACGATTTAGAGTTTTAAATTAGTTGGTTAAATAGTTGAGAAAGCGGTCTTCGGATCGCTTTTTTTATTTATATAAAAGTGCTTTAGGGCACATCAAAAAGGGCTACTCTATTATATAGAAATAATCACTTTTTAAAATAAATTTTTTTTTTGAAAAATTGGGTTTCAATGTGCCCTAAAGCACTTTGATAGGTTAAAGCATTGAAAATCATAGAGTTTAGTACGGGGCACATTTATTTTTTTTGATTTTGTTTTTTGTATTAAAATAAATACTATATTTGTTGCATATTGTATTGGTGGATATGATATATTTGAAGACATTTTTAATAATCCTTTCGGGAGTAGTTGCCACCACAACGAAACCGAAGGGATTTATTTTTTAATTTATGAATGTAACTATTTACAAAAAAGCTACCGACGTCTCCAATGGTTTTACTAAAGACGTTTTCTTTTGTCTTGAAAGGATAAAGCAAGGTAAGAGTAAAGAAATGGTTGAGCAACTTCGGTTGATGCCAAAAGAGGAATATGACAAAAGCAAATCCAAACTTCCTGGAGTATGTTTTAACGGTGTATTCGAGTATCGTTCTTTAACAGGAATCAAAGAGCATTCGGGATTGATTATTTTGGATTTTGACAAATTCAATACCAATCATGATGCTATCAATTTTCGCGACTCGATTTCAGATGACGAGTTTATTTTTGCTACTTGGATTTCCCCAAGCGGTAAAGGTGTAAAAGCGTTGGTTAAAATTCCTGCATCAATTGAAAATCACAAGGAGTATTTTAAAGCTCTTAAAAATTACTTTAATCACTCCAATTGGGATGACTCAGGGAGTGACGTGAGCCGATTTTGCTTTGAGTCATACGATCCTGAATTATTTATAAACCACAACTCAAAACTTTGGGATACAATTGAGGCACCCGACTTGGTTGATGTTGGAAGTTATGAGGTTTCAATAGCGGTTAAGTCGGACAATATTATTATAAATAACCTGCTAAAGTGGTTTGATAAGAAATTTCCTTTATCAAATGGCAATAGAAATAATAACGTCTATAAATTGGCCGCAGCTTTTAACGATTTTGGAATCAATAGGTCGGTGGCCGAGCAAACTTTGTTTCAATTTGAGAGCCAAGATTTTGACCGCAAAGAGATAGCCACTATTTTAAATTCAGCCTATAAAAAATCGGCTAATTTTGGGACTAAATTTTTTGAGGATTTAACCGTTAAAGAGAAAATTGAAAAACAAATCCGAAGCGGTAAAAATCGCAAGGAGGTAATCGAGTCCAATTCTGAATTTGATAAAAAAGACGTTGAGAAATGCATCGATGAAATAAAGGAAGAAATAAGCGTCTCTGACTTTTGGGAATACAATGACAAGGGACGCATATCTTTAAAGCCTCACAAGTTTAAATTTTGGCTGCAACAAAACAATTTTTATAAGTACTTCCCAACCAACACCAGTACTTTTACATTCATAAAAATTGAGCAAAATTTGGTTGAGGAGACAAGCGAAAAACGAATTAAAGATTTTGTATTGAACAATTTACTCTCCAGGGACGATATTGGTTTCACTCCTTACGACTTTATGGCATCGTCAAATAAATACTTCCAAAGTGATTTCCTTGCTTTGCTTGAATCAACGGAAGTAAATATAAAAGAAGACACCCAAGAGGAGTGCTTTTTATACTTCAACAACTGCGTTGTCCGAGTGACTGACACCGATATATCAAAAATAGATTATATTGACTTAGATGGCTTTGTTTGGAAGCGTCAAATCATAAACCGAGAATATATTGAAAGCGACCACCATAGCTCGACGTTTAGAAAATTCCTTTGGCTTATTGCAGGGCAAGATGCTGAGAAATATAACTCATTCAAATCGGTAATCGGTTACCTATTGCATTCGTTTAAGACCTCAGCAAACAATAAAGCCATTATTTTTAACGATGAGACTATCTCGGAAAATCCAAATGGAGGAAGTGGGAAGGGATTATTTTGGAACGCACTGGCTCAAATGAAAAAAGTCAGCTCGATTGACGGCAAAACTTTTGAATTTACAAAGTCATTTCCTTACCAAACCGTATCAACCGACACGCAAATACTTGTATTTGATGACGTAAAAAAGAATTTTAATTTTGAGAGCTTATTTTCTTTGATAACCGAAGGAATTACCCTTGAGTATAAAGGGCAAGACGCTATTAAATTACCTGTAACTAAAAGCCCTAAAATACTTATTACAACCAATTACACCGTTGGAGGTGTTGGAGGATCGTTTGAGCGTCGAAAGTTTGAGGTTGAGATGAGCGACTACTTTAGTTTTAAGCACACTCCAGTAGATGAGTTTGGGCATTTATTGTTTGACGATTGGGATGCTGATGAGTGGTTTAAGTTTGACAATTTTATGATTAATTGCGTTCAATTTTACTTACAAAATGGATTGACTAAACACGACTTTAAAAACTTGGAAGTTCGAAAATTTATCAAAAATACTTGCTTTGAGTTTTACGAATGGAGCAAGCCTGATCAAGATGGAAAAAATGAAAATATCGAGTTTAACGTTCGCTGCAATAAGCAAAGTTACTACGACAATTTTGTAAATGAATACCCAGATTTTAGAACCTACAAGCTCTCACAAAAGAGATTTTCACAATGGATTGAACACTATTGCAAATTTTATGATTATAAATACTTAACAGGCAAATCAAACGGCGACCGCTGGTTTGAAATTGTAAACGAAAATTATAAAACTGAGAACGATGAAATATATTTTTAAAGCAAAAGAGCAAGTTTATAACGGTGTAAAATTTAGAAGTACACTTGAGGCAAGATGGGCAATATTTTTTGATGCCTGCGGATTGAATTGGGTTTATGAGCCTGAATGTTTTGAGTTAGATGCAGGAAATTATACACCTGATTTTTATTTAAAAAAATATGATTTGTTTGTTGAAATTAAACCAAATTTAGATTGGCATAATGATGATAATGATTTTAATAGGTATGTACAATTTCCAAAAGAATTGCTTATTTTATCAGTTCCATTTCCATCAATTTGCGAAACAAGTGCTTTATTTAGACCTGAGAATGAAAAGTATAATGAGTTTGGCGAAATATGTCGTTATGAAATGTATAATCGTGGTAATTTTTGCCCTAATCATAAACATGAGCCATTTTTTTTTACTTTTTTTAATATGTTAGGTTATGATAATGATTATTTTAAAGATCAATATATAAATGAAATTAATGCAGTAAAAAAACACCGATTTTTTTAATGGAACTACGTGACTACCAAACAAAAATCTCAGCTGAGGCGGTTGAGATTTTACGAAATAAACACATCGTGTATTTGGCGATGGAGGTGCGCACTGGCAAGAGTTTGACCGCTTTAAATACGGCGCAACTTTACGGGGCAAAAAAAGTATTGTTTTTAACAAAAAAGAAGGCTATCTCCTCTATCCAGTGGGACTACGACAACTTCGGGTTTACGTTTGATTTATCCATCATTAACGATGAATCGATGCACTTAGTGACGGGAAATTTCGACTTAATCATACATGACGAACATCACAGGTATGGTGCATTTCCTAAGCCTAACGCAACGGCCAAAGAGTTTAAGAAACGATTTTCTAAACTACCGATGATATTCCTAAGCGGTACGCCAACACCCGAGTCATATTCTCAATGGTACCATCAATTTTGGGTAAGTGATTATTCGCCCTATAAAAACTATGCGAATTTTTATAAGTGGGCCGCTGAGTACGTCGACATAAAGGAGAAACGTTTAGGCTATGCCGTTGTAAAGGACTACTCAAATGCAAAAGAGAATCTCGTACGAAGATCCACACGGCCGTATATTATAACTTTCACACAAAAGGAGGCAGGGTTTACGACCAGCGTTAACGAGATGGTACTGGAGTGCGAGATGCAGCCAATCACTTACGAGGTTATTCGCAGACTTAAGAAGGACTTGATAGTTCGCAACGGACAAGGGCAGGTTATTTTAGGGGATACAGGCGTTAAGTTGATGCAAAAAATGCACCAACTGTCAAGCGGTACTTGTAAGTTCGAAGACGGAACGAGCAAAGTAATCGACGACTCAAAGGCAAGGTTTATAAAAGAAAAGTTTCAAGGCGAGAAAATCGCAATATTTTATAAATTCAAGGCTGAATGGGACGCGCTGCTGCAAGTATTTGGAGCAGATTACTTGACAAATTCAGTTGAGGAGTTTGACTCGACCGATAAAAACATTGCCCTTCAGATACTTTCCGGAAGGGAAGGCGTCTCTTTAAAAAACGCAAAGTATCTCGTTTACTATAATATCGATTTTAGCGCGACGAGTTACTGGCAAAGCCGTGCGAGGCTAACTACAAAAGAGCGTTTAAATAACGAGGTCTTTTGGATATTCTCAAAAGGCGGTATCGAATACGATATTTATAAAACCGTGCAACAAAAAAAAGACTTTACACTTGCGATATTTAAAAAACTTTGATATATTTGTTCTGATTAAAAACATTTTCATTTATAAAAGGATCTCGTATGCCAGTACGAGATTTTTTTTTGTTATTTAAAATAAATTTGTATATTTGACCACCGCCAAGAGAAAACACACAACTAACAACACCCTTCTTTTGCACTTGGCGGTCAATTGAGGGGTGTTTGTTTTTTATATAAGCAAATTTATTTGATTATTCACTTATGAAATACATACTTATTTTCGCACTATACGAAATGCTTAGACCGTATTTAATTCGATTGTTTCACTACATAATATCACGACTTTGACCGAGCAGCAGATCCAAACGAAAATTAAACGCAAACTAATTGAGCGCGGGTGGTATGTCACGAAACTGATAAAGACATCGACCAACGGCATTCCTGACCTACTGGCAATCAAATACGGCAAGGCGATGTTCATCGAAGTAAAACGCGAAGGCGGGAAGCTATCGCCCATTCAAGAGCTGCGCATTGAGGAACTAAAAGCCGCAGGTGCAATTGTAAAGATTTGGACTGACTTTGATACTGATTTTAAATAAAACAACCCTGACTATGACACCAAAAGAAAAAGCAGATGAATTAGTAGGCAAATTTTATGTAAATATCCCTTTGAGAGATTGTGATAATAAAAGACCTCATAAATTAGCATTAATAGCAGTTGATTTAATAATTTATCATACTGAAGAGGATAGCAGTAATATTGATTTATATGAATTTTATTTAGAAGTTAAAAACGAAATCAAACTATTATGACACCAAAACACTACGACAACCAGCAGCAATACGATGTCATTGATATAATCAAGGATTACGACCTCAACTTTAACGAGGGTAATGCAGTCAAGTATATCGTAAGGGCAAGACGCAAAGGCGCACACCTTGAAGACCTACGCAAAGCGATGCACTACCTCGACCGCGAAATCATACACCACGAGGCTAAACTAAAATTAAAAATAAATGAGAGCAGGATCAAAAATATACAAAGGTCTTGAGGTGCCAATAACCGCACCCATGCACATCAATAAGCAAGGGCGAGAGTTTTATATCAGCGGGATTTGTTACAATACCGCTTTTTGCCGTTATATAGATACAGGAGAAATAATTGAAGTTAAAAGTAACTTGGTATCGAAATATTTAGTAGGTTTGTAGCGATATGGTAAAACCGCACACTATAAGTACACAAATGTGGCTTGAACAAGAGGACGATGATCTTGGAATGGGTGGGAGCTTTGTCGAGTTTCGAATAATGGTTGACGCAATTAACGGCTACTGGGTTGAGAACGAAAGCGAGATTTGTATCGTAGTGCAAGGAACGGTCTACTATGTCGAGAATAACGAGGCTCTATTGCTTTTTTTATCGGAATATTTTAATCCTATGACCCTGTAATGCTCAAGGAATTAGCCAAAAAAGATGCCCAATGGCGCAAGATGGCTTTCCAAATATGCAAAGACAAGGACTTGGCCGACGAGTTAGTACAGGAAATGTATCTTAAATTGTATCAAAATACCAATCTAATAAAAGAAGGGTATATATATACAGTTCTAAGAAACCTATTCTATGATTATGCAAAGCAGCAAAAGGATATAATAGTAGATTTTAGTAATATCGAGATTGAGGACACTGAATACATCGAGCCAGTTGATTACTTTCAACTTATGAAAGGGTTAACTTGGTACGAGCGCACAATGTTTGAGCTTTCAACTTTGGTCGGTCAACGTGAACTTAGCCGTCAAACAGGCATACATTTACAAACTATCCATCGAGTTAATAAGATGGTAAAATCTAAAATAAATGGCAAAAAGAAGAACTAAAAAAGAAATACAAGGTCTTGGCGATGTTATCGCTAATATTACCAACTCAGTTGGGATTGAGCCTTGCGAGGGTTGCAAAGAGCGTCAATTCGGACTGAATCGTTTATTTAATTTCAAAAGAGTTAAAAGCGAGATGTCAGCAGAAGACAAAGAATCATTTAAAAGCTTCCTCGACCTTAAAGGGCAACGCGTAATCGATGGAAAACGTACTGAGTTAAACTTTGACGACGTGACCTATTTAAACGCCTTATATCTCAAATACTTTGGTTTAGACAATAGCAATTGCCCTAACTGCTCAAAAGTACATTTGCAAATGATCAAAGATTTATACAAATTGTATAATTATGAAGGATAACCAATTCAATCTATTGTGTGAATTTTTAGACAAATTAATCGACAACAAACCCGAAGACGTTACTCACAACGAGCTTTGGCTTGCACCCAACCTATTTGATATTTTAAAACTCAAGGAATACCGCGATTTTAAGATACAAACCGACGAAAATATACCAGTTAACCAAGTTATTATAGGACAATTCAATATTAATAGTTAATTTGTATTAATTATGGATAATAGAAAAAATAATGGCGGACATAGCACAAAAGCAACTCGGCCTGATGACAAAAGAAAAAACAAATTCAAAGAGGAAATAAACGAAGCATTTAATACTGAAGACATTATTCAAGTTTTAACAATGCTTAAAATAAAAGCAATCGGAGATCAAGACGTTCCAGCGGCTAAATTGTTTTTAGAGTATACAGTTGGTAAACCTGATCAAACTATCGATGTTGAAGGAGTTACAATTCCTGTAATTGATATGAGTAAATGGACATAATACCTCCAAATTTAACTACATACCAAAAAAAAATATTAAACTCAAAATCACGTTTTACTATTACTGAGGCTTCAACCAAAGTAGGTAAAACGTTTTCTCATATTATATGGCTATTTGGTAAAGCTCATGAAAATGAAAACCAACAAGGCCACAACTATTGGTGGGTTGCTCCTGTATTTAATCAATCTAAAATCGCATTTAATCGACTTAGACGATATTTGGCAGCTACAAAATTGTATAAATTTAACGAGACAAATTTAATTATCTATTGTCCAAATGGAGCGGAGATACATTTTAAGTCGGCAGAAAAGCCTGATAATTTGTATGGGGAGGATGTTTATGCTTGTGTATTTGACGAGGCGCCAAGAGCAAGAGAGGAAGCGTGGTTTGCTTTGCGTTCGACATTAACCTCAACAAATGCTCCTTGTAAATTAATAGGCAATTTTGGTGGGATTTCAAACTGGGTTCATAGATTAAAGGAAAAAGCCAAAACCGATAAAGAATACGAATATTTTAAAGTCACTTGTTGGGATGCAGTTGCTGAGGGTATTATTGAGGAGGAGGAAATACTGCAAGCAAAACGTGATTTGCCCGAAAAAATATTTAAGGAACTTTATGAAGCGGAGCAATCTGAAGACGAAGGCCAATTAATGACCAATGAAAGCATAGTAAAATTATTTTCAAACACACACATTGAAATCGGTATAAAATATATTACTGCGGACATCGCTCGATTAGGTCGAGACAAAACAGTAATATTTTGTTGGGATGGATTTAGAGTTGTAGAAGTTTTTGAAATGCAAGTTTCAAGGGTTGACGAAAGCGTCGACGCTATAAATAAGTTAGCCGAAAAATATAATGTAAACCGCAATAATATTATTGTGGATGAGGATGGAGTCGGCGGAGGAGTTAAGGATTATTTAAAATGCTTAGGATTTACAAATAATGCTAAACCTATAAAATATAATAATAAAGAGGAAAATTTCCAAAATATTAAAACTCAATGCTATTATAAATTAGCCGAGACCGTAAACCGAAATGAAATATACATAAATTGCAATGAAAAACAAACTGAGCAATTAACTGAGGAGCTTGAAATGGTAAGATTAGCAAGAGAAACTGATGCTACAAAAATAGCTTTAATAAACAAAGACGAAATAAAAAAGAAAATAGGAAGATCTCCCGATTATTCCGACGCTTTAATGATGCGGATATATTTTGAATTAAAGCCAGTTCGTAAAGTTATCATAACGTAGGTTATTTGATACCAATATGCACTTTTTGCATACAATAGCGGACACCCGATAAGGTGCAATTGCATGAATTTTTCCGAAAATCGTACCTAAGAGGGTACAAAAAATAAACAAAACCACAAAAATCAGTTATATAAGTATGAGAGTAGTTATTCCAACATCACTAAGCGAGATAAAATTGTCTCAATATTCGAGATACCAAAAGGTATTAAAGGACAATTTAGACGATGAAACCTTTGTTTGCATTCAAATGGTGGCGATATTTTGCAACCTAACGGTGGCCGATGTAATGAAAATCCCTGTAAATGATTTTACTAATATTATTGAGACTCTTGCAAAGGTATTGGATCAAAAACCGAAGCTCGTGCGCACGTTCAAAATGAATGGTGTAAACTACGGTTTCATTCCGAACTTTGATAAGATTACACTCGGCGAGCACGCAACGATTGACACCTTACTGGGAACTGATGAAAATATACCGCTATTAATGTCGGTACTTTATAGACCTATTAAACGCAAAGCAGGCGAATTTTATGAGATTGAAGAGTACGATGGTGACGAAAGCAAGGCTGATTTTTATAAGGACGTCACAATGGATATTGTGGTGGGTTCGATGCTTTTTTTTTGGACTTTAAACAAGGAATTGTTGAGCAATATCCTATCGCATTTGGAGGCCAAAGCAGCGAGGGAGGGACTGAATTTGGAGGAAATTTTGGAGAGCGCTGGGGTTGGTATCAAAGCTTTGTTCGATTGTCGCGTGAACTTAGAATCCACGTTCGAGATGTGGGAAAAGAGCATCTTCATGAATCACTCACGTTACTATCTTACCTAATCGATGAATCCTTAGAGGAGGCCAAACAAATTAAAAAACAAATGAAATAATGCGAACATTTTACCAAGCAATTGACTACATAAAAACCACGCTCGAAAGTGCGCCGCTTTTGAATACAATCACTCAAGGCACGGACATAATCGACAACGTCAAAAAAAACATATTCCCATTAGCTCACATCAATGTACTATCGTCAGTCGTTAGTACTGGCGTTGTAACTTTCACTTTTGAGGTGGCAGTTGTTGACATTCGCAATATGTCAAAGGTGCAAATCAAGGACAAATTTTTAGGCAACGATAACGAGCTTGACAACCTAAACACTTGCCACGCGATACTCAATTACATGATCACGAAAATGCAGCTCAGACGAAACGAGAACGACATCGAACTTTTAAACGAGCCTAATTTGCAGCCGATATTTATGGCGTTTACAAATGCGCTTGACGGTTGGAAGTGTGACATTGAGTTAAGCGTTCCAAACGATCAATTCTCAGTTTGCTGCGATGGAAACTAAAATAGTTCAACAAGCCCTAAATGATTTTGGCGCGTTAGTTGTTCAACGAGCGCAGGAAAATCTTAAAACGGGAAGTAAAAAATATGGAACGCACAACGCAAGCGGCAACCTATCGAGGTCACTCACGTTCAAAACAAAGATAAATCCGAACTCGTTGGAGTTTGACTTCTTTGCTGAGTCGTATTGGAAGCTATTGGATTACGGAACAACAGGAAGTCAATCGAGTAGAAAGGCACCACAATCGCCATACAAGGCCAACGCGTCAATAGGTGCGATTGATAAATGGGTGGTTCGTAAGGGACTAAAAGGCACCCGAAGTGCAAGTGGACAATTTACAAGCCGCAAATCGTTAGTCGCAGCGAGAACTCGCTCGATAAATAAGACAGGAACACCCGAGACGAAGTTTTTTCGCTCGGCCTTTGAATTAGAATATCAAAACTTTGACCAAATTGTGGCTGAAAAATACGGCTTAGACTTGGAAACATTTTTAAAATTTGTAGTAAATGAAAATATTAAACGTTAGAAGTCCCTATTTTTTACAAGTGCGCGAGGAGACTCAAGTCGCTGCACAAATACGGCTTTACATTTGGCACAAAGGCGAAACGCAACCAGCGCAACCGACCTATTACCTTGAGAAAAAAATACCTTCTCCAACTGATTTTGAGATAGTATTCAATATCGCGCCGTTTATAGCCGAGCAAATCAATCCAATTGACGCTACTCCAGAAATTTATCCCGACCAAGAGAATAACGACGCTTGGGTGTATGTGTTTGCGGAGTCTTACTACCAAATCGCAGACGATAAAACGTGGTATATTGACCGAGAATTTAATTTTGTAGGCGTTACAGGTTTCACATCTTACATGGATGGGTATAATCAAATCACGGACGCAAAGATTGCCTACTTGACAAATCCCGATATTAAATATTATTTTGACGAGGATTTAACTCAAGCCGAATTACCATATTTTAACGTTTTAATTGATCACGATGGGGAGTCACTTACGGAGGTTAAATGGACGAATCGTAGAAGTTTGTCCTCAAGTACATTCACTCTTTTGGATGGAAGTTTTGACGCTGACATTTATATGTTTAAAATCCCTGCAAAAAATGTAGAGATTACAAACCACAATTTCGGCAATGATATAATAATCGAGAGCGAGCTGGTTGAAACGATACAACCTACCGTAACAATGATACCAATTTGCGAGGGCAAATACACGCCAGTAGTGTGCGAGTTTTTAAATCGATTTGGAGGGTGGCAATTCCTTACGTTTTTCAAAGCGCAAACCAATAGTTTGCAAACTGAAAACTCAACCTTCCACTTATTGCCTGACGCGTTAGACTATAACCCACTTCGCAATCAGTTCCAATCGTTCAATTTTAGCGGTAAGCAATCAGTCACTTTAAATACAGGTTGGGTTGATGAGAACTTTGCAAATGTAATCACGGATTTGATGCTTAGCGAGACTGTTTTACTTGACAACAAGCCTGTAAATGTAAAGACAAAATCGACCAATTTAAAAACTCGAATCAAAGATAAAAATATCAATTATACAATTGATTTCGAGTACTCGTATAACCTAATTAACGACGTGATTTAAATGGTTGCATTATACATCTACGACTTTGACGGCCAAGCGGTAAATCGAATTGAGTTATTTAACGATGAGAAAATTTCAATCACATCGTCAATTCAAAACTTCAACGACATCGGGAAACTTTTTACCGACTATTCGCAGACGTTTACAGTCCCAGCGAGTAAGCATAACAACCAAATTTTTAAACACTGGTACGAGTCAGCCGTTGGACTTACTGACGAGGTCAATCCGTTAAACGTGGATTTTGCTTTTGACCACAGGATAAAATACTACGGCTACATCGAGATTGACTCAATCCCATTCCGTGATGGTAAATTCTTAATGCAAAAGGCCAATAAGAAAAACAATTTTATCGAATCATATACGATTAATTTTGTAGGTAATTTGGTGCAGCTTAAAGACAAATTTAAGGAGGACAAATTGAATAGTTTAAAAAACGAAGAGGGATTAAGCTATTATAACGTATTAAATTGCGAGTATGATTTATTTAATATAGCAAGCAGAAT